AAAGAATTCAAGATGCAGGAGATTACACTAACGAAGCAGATGTAGTTAATAGATTTGTACCTTGTATGTGTGCAGGTTTAGCTTATTACATGGCTATGAAAAGAGCTCCACAAAGAATACAAGAAATGAAATTAATTTATGAAGACGAATTGCAAAGAGCTTTACAAGAAGATGGTTCTCCAGCAAGCGTTTACATTTCACCTAAAACTTATTATCCGGAGATATAATGGCTAAAAAAAATATGTATGGTGGGGATCTTAGATACATCGAAGACGATGGAAAAGAATATGGTATCTCTAAAAGAGAATTAGGTTTAAAAAGTTCTAAGGGAGAAAAAGATGCAGCTAAAGCTTTAACGAGAATGAAAAACCACACATTTATATATCCCGATAAAATTTTAAGAGAAAAAAAATCTAAGGGTGGTTTAATAAAAGGTAAACCTAAACTTGCTAAGAGAGGTTGGAAATAATGGCAAAGTATGCAAAAGGAAAATACGCACTAGCGATTTCAGATAGGAGTGGTCAAGCATTTCCTTGGAGACAGATGGTAACAGAATGGAATGGTGCATTTGTACATACATCAGAGTATGAACGTAAACAACCACAGTTAGAACCAAAACCATTTGTAGCAGACCCACAAGGTTTAGAACAAGCAAGACCTCAGAACTTTCCATTAAATCAAATTGGTGGTGGTAATATGGTAGCTAGTTTAGTTTTACCTGGTGACTTTGCATTTCAAACTGTTAGTAATGGTAGTATGGTTCCTGATGATCCAGGAGTGATTAATGGTAAACGACAAGCCGTAGCAAGATTAGGGAGTGTAACAATTAATATATCATGACGTACGCTGAATTAGTTCAAAAAATTAGAGATTATACAGAAGTGTCTAGTACAGTTTTAACAGATACTATTGTTAATGGGTTTATAGAAAACGCAGAATTTAGACTTTTAAGAGATGTAGATTCTGATAATAATAGAAGATACGCAACAGCTAGTTTAGTTCTTAATACTAGATTTATTGAAACTCCAGATAATACTTTAGTAATTAGATCGGCTCAAATAGTGGATTCAGATGGAACAGCATCTGCAGACAACCGAGATTTTCTACAATGGAGAGACACAAGTTTTATGTCAGAATTCAATCCTAAAGGAAGCACAGGGGTTCCAAAATACTATAGCTGGTGGGACAAAAATCATTTGGTATTTGCTCCTACACCTGATGCTACTTACACAATTCAGTTAAATTATATCTTGAAAGATCCAGGATTATCGGCTACAAATACAACTACATACATAAGTTTGAATTTTCCCAACGGACTTTTGTTTGCATGCCTAGTAGAAGCTTATGGCTTCCTAAAAGGCCCACAAGACCTCTTGCAATTATATGAACAAAAGTATAAAC